CGCTGTCCCCTTGGCTCTCTCTTCTGCGGCCTGCCCCACATTCTTTGGTTCACGCTTAATAATCCGCGTGCCCGTTGGATCATACGTCAGGATTTCCGTATCTGTTTCTTTAATAATCCCTTTTGGTTGCGGCTGTACTGGTGCCTGTGCCCCGGCTGGTGGTTGCGCTGAAGAAGGGGCAGTGCCTGATGGGGCCGACTCGATAACGGCGCCAGCAGGCGGCAATTCCCCTGGTGGCAAGAGGCGTTGTCCGCGCCTGAGCTGAAGTTCCGGTTCGCGCAGCGTCCCACCCTTGGTGAGTTGATAACTCGTATACTTTCCCGTGTTCTCGTCATAGACGTAATACAATGTGCCATAGCCTTCATCCAGCGTACTCCGGGCTCCGGTCTTCTTCAGTCGTGTCCCTAACTCATCGATGGCTTCCTTGGTGTACGTCTTTGGCAAGGTTTCCGCCAGTTGCGGTGACAGCTCCTTGACGGCATTGACATACATATCCAGGGTGCGCTGATCCGTGACAAAGGGTTGCATATTCCTCGCAACCTCGACCGCTTTGTCTGCCACCGTCGCCTGGACCGTACGCCCTTGCTGCGTGACCTGTTGCTGGTGAATATCTGCTTGTTTCTGCTGTGTTTGTGCTCCCATCTCTGCGACCTTCAGTTGCCCTTTCTGAATCTCCAGTAGCGCTTCCCGGTGCAACTGTTCTTGCGTTTTGAGCCCATTCTGGAATTGTGTCCACTGCGTTGGCTCATAGATCTGCGGCAGTACGGCTCCTGCCCCAGGCGCTTTACTTTCAATGCCTGCCCGCACCGCATCCAGCGATGCCTGTGAATTGACTCCGCTACTCGCTCGCTGAATGTAATCCAGTGCCGTGACCCCCTGCTGCAGGCGTGCTGTCTGCCGATTCACCTCGGCGTTTTCTGCCGCATCCACCGCCTGCACCGTCTGAATGGCGTTGCTCGCCCCGTTTCCCAGCAATTTATACGCCAGTTGCGTTGTGGTCCGGGGCGTCATGCGCATGCCGGGAAGCGGTGTCACCTGGGCTGGGGCTGACGGTGGCGTGGCAGCGGCTGGCTGGGCATCGGTTGCCGTTGTGGCTGGGGCTGCGGCAACCTGGCCAACCTGATACCCTGCTGCAGCAGGCGGAGGAGTTACCGTAGGCTGTATCTGCTGCCACTGGCGCTCCAATTCTGGATCTGTGGCCCTAAGTCGCTTGACTTGTTCGTATGCGTGGCGTTCTTCTGGCGTTGCCTCACGGGCGGGGGCTGCCACGGGTTGGGTCGTCTGGGTGAGTGGTTGCTCCGGCAACCGTACTGGCTCTGCTGGACGCACACCACCGGCGTCTTCCCCGGTCCGTACCGTCCCCGCAAAGCCCGGCTCAGACGTAATGGGCGAGGTCACAGTTGGGCGAAACTCGGTCTGCCTGACCACAGGGACATTCGCCGGGGAGCGTGGCGCCAATTCCTGCTTCAGGATGGATGGGGCATAGGTCGTTGGCTGCCCGATCCCACCACCACTGAGCGATGCCTCATGCTCCCGCATAATTTCCCGTTGCCGCTCTTGCCGCACCAACTCTGCCTGCATCTCCTGCATCTGCTGGCGCCGCTGCTCATCAATCGTCTGCGCTTCCCGCAGACGCGCTGAGGTCAGCATCGCCCCCAGCAAATCAAACTGCGGAATATTGGGCGGTTGCACACCCATTGATATGCGCGGATCCAGGGCCATGGTCTACGCACTCCTAGCGCAAGTTTTCATCGCCGCCATATTGCGGCTGACTACGCCTCTGCATCATGTCACGCAACAAATTCAGATACCCATACTGATTCGCCGCTCCACCTAATCCCGTCAGTGCGCCTTGCCAGGCATTAGCACTGCCCACCTGGCCGGCCGCTTGTGCTGCCCCTGCCCCCGTAATGTTCCCGGTCAGCGCGCTCGCCAGATTGGCCGTCGCCTGACTCTGCTGCCCCTGAGCCCCCATGCCCATATTCGCCAGTGCCTGCAATTCGCCAATATTCTGCTGCCGTTGCCCCAAAGCCGTTTGATAATTCAGCGCGTACTGATCCCGGTTACGCTGTGCTTGGTCGGCGTTCGCGGCATAATCTCGCGCATACCATTGTTGATTGGCGTCACGCCCCACATTGTAGTTCCACTGATTGCCGTACTTGGCGAGTTCCGTCTGGCGCTCTTTTTCCGCCAGCGCCCGGCTGTACTGCTGTTCGTTCCCGTACTGCGCCCGCTGCCAGCCCTGCTGATTCTCCGCCAGTGCCCGGTTATATTGTTGCTCGTTGCCGTATTGCGCTCGCTGCCAGTCCTGAATATTCCGTCCCAGGGCCCGGTTGTAGGACTGCCCGTATTCCTGACTCGCAAGCCCCTGCCCATATTGCTGAGCTGCCTTGAGCGCAGCCCCACTCTGCAGTCCCCCCTTCGCTGCCGCTGAAGCATTAAGCGCCTTCATACCTTCCTGCATACGAAAGGCGTAACCAGGATCATCGTTTAAAACTTGCTGACCACTGACGGGAGCAAAGCGATAATCGGCCGGGTTCAAGGCTTGATTGGGGGCGTTAAACTGGTAGTCGGCGGGATTCAAGGCTTGATTGGGCGCGCTAAACTGATACAGGCTTGGGTCAAAATTAAACGCTGAGGCATCAAAGGCATAGGTCGAAGGATCAAGCGCCTGCGTCGCGCTATACTGGTCATAGCTAAACGGGCTTTGGGCTTGCTGAATCATGTTTCCCAGCGCCCCATACCCGGCCAACCTATACGGCGTGAGATCCTCGCGGGTTTGCCCGTACATCTGCAGCAGGACGCGATTCGCTTCTTGGGCCGCCTGCGCCTGCGTCTCAGCGGCATTTTTGGCGGCACGAGACGCAATGGTGCCACCAATCACAGATCCAGTTGCACTAATGGCCGGACCAATGAGTTGGCCCCAGTTAAAATTTGTGCTCATATCTCCTCCACTGCCGCCACCTAACGCCCCGCTGACTGCGCCCCCAACACCCCCGCCCGCATACCCTGCGGCAGCGCCACCAACCAGCCCGGCATATCCCAGCGCCTGCCCCAGATTTGAGAGCCATTTGTTATCCGTCAGGCTTCCAATCGTCTGGAGGCCCTGACCACCCCACGAGGCATACGGTGCAAACTGCGCCACCGTCGACGCCCACCCCGGCAAGGTCGAGGCCGCTGCCCCTCCGGCTCCCGCCGCAGTGCCACCAGCCCCGGCTGCCCCGGCGGCTCCGGCTGCAGCCGGAGCAAACGCCCCGTAAGCCGCTGCCCCGCCAACCGCTGCCCCCAGCACGCCGAGCGCCCCGAAAAACTCATCACCGAAGATGCTGAAACGGTCCCGCGCTGTCGCCGCATACTCGGCATGCTGTGACCAATCCCGTAAGCGTTGCGCATCTTCTGCGGACAGGTTCGGATCATCGGGGTTAATATACTGGCGAATATCACCAATAAGCGTCTGAACCTGTGGCAGCGTCTCTAACGGGTCAGAGCTTCCGGGAAACAGTGGCCCCGTATTCGTTTCAGGATGCCCTGGACGGTACCCTTCACCCGCCTTAATCGCCCGCAGTATATAGTCAGACCACGAGGAATCATCTGGCGCAAGCGATGGATCTCCCGTTGAGCTATAGTTTATATATGCCAAGACTATTAATCCTATATAACGGTACGACCCACTTCGCGCCAGACACTGCCATCACGGCGCAGGGTAAGCACCGACCCCGCGCTCATGGTAAACGACACGCCGCCAGCCAGGATCATGCCGGTATTATGCGCGATGGTCGTGAGTCCGGTGCCCGCGATGACTTCCAGCCGCATCCCGTCATAGCCCGCGAGAAAATTGGTAATCGTCGTCGCCGCCGAATTATTGGCCAGGGCCAACCCGTCCGGCAGCCCGGCCACACTGGGCGTGGCACTATTTAAGGTGAGGACCGTGCGCTGCGCCGGATGATTGTTTTGCACAATGTATTTGGCCCCAGGCGTACCGCTAAACCCGACGCACCCCAGCCCCGTGCCCAGGTAAACATTGTTCGCCACCAGCGCATCCGAAGGACTCGCCAGGAGAACCCCGATTTCTAAATTCTCGATCCTGTTGCCGACGATACTCACCTGATCCGAGCCCGGCATATTGGGTTGGACGAGAATGCCACGGGTTGTGGCAGTAACGCCATTGACCGAAAAGACGTTCCCGACAATCGTTCCCAGCGTCGCCCCATCCCCAATCACGAGGCAATTGCCAATGACACCCGACGTGTCGTGAAAGAGATCAAACACGTTGCCCGTCACCACGTAGCGGGCGGTATGAAAGACGCTCAGGAGGTCCGTCGGGTGGGTGCCAGGCGTCACGGCGGCCACCTTGGAATGCGCAAACGTTACGTCCCGACAGTTATCGAACTGGACGACGCCAATGGCCGTGCTACCAGAGCGCAGGTCGGCATAGAAACTCACATTGCTGACATGCACATCGGCCCAGTTCAGGACGCGCAGAATCGCCGTCGGGGCGTTCGCATGGCCATTCTGGATCAGCAACGCGGGATTTTTGACGTTGGACGTGGTGCCATCGATATCCATCGCCACGCCACCCGTGACAATTTCAAAATCGCTCACCTGGACATTTTCCACCCAACCCGTCACCTTGAGACCGCCACTGCCGCCGAGGAGTGCCAGGCCATGCAGAGTCACGCGATACGCCGACGCCGTGGGGGCATAGTCCAGCCAGAGGAGCAGGCCCACATCATTATTGAGCTGGATCACATGCACATCGTTCACGCGGGCATTCTGGGCGTTTTGGATATGCACCCCGAGCGTAAAGTACGGCTGGTTGGCTTCGTCTGAGTTGTAGTCTTGTGAGCGCACGCCAACCCGCTCGAGCGTCAGAAAGAGGCTATCGGCTACGGGCGACGAGGTGGCGCCGGGCCACGAGGCTTTGAGGGCCGTGCCCCGTGCCGTGGCGGGAGGCCCTACCGCTACAAAGGTCAAATCATGCACGTACAAGTAATGCGCATTGCCCGCAGCAGGTGCCACGCCATTCGAGACAAAAACCAGGCCACCTGTCGTATTGTTCACCAGGAGTTTTGTTACTTCCTGGCCCGCCCCCGCCAGAGTGATCGAGGTATCGGTAATGGCCAGGGGGCTGTTCAGCAGGTAGCTCCCCGGTGGCACATAGACATGCAGCACGCCCGTGGCGAGTGCGTCGGCAATCGTTGCCTGAATGGCCGGGCTATCATCGGCCACGCCATCGCCAACCGCCCCATAGTCATACACATTGAGCGTGGCACTGCTGGTGGTCAGCGGTAGGGTAGCAACGAGCGCGTTTACAGCCTCAAATAAGCCGATGAACAGCCGCTGACTTACAGGGGTCCAGTTGCCCGAGGCAAAATCCTGACGCACCGTAGAGAGGATAGATTGACTGAAAACAAGCGCCATCAGGTAACCCCAGGAGCTATATCAATCAAGATGTTATCGACCTCGAATCGCACTGCATCTGTGAGGGCTATTTTGTACCTTCTGTCTCGTGCCATACCAAGCTGATACAATTTCGCCCTGGCTCTGTGTTCACCGACCCTCCCAATGGGCACAAGACGTTCTGCGCTCCAGGACTCGCCCGAATCATTTGACCACGACACCATAAGGTGTGGATTATTCTGTGGAATACTCCCCTCGTCTGAACCGACACCCGTTCGTAAATCTATCTGAAGCGACTTGTGGATAACTCGGTTACCGTTTTCTGGAGAGTAGACAGGGGGTAAGATGGCCTCTCTGCGCAGAGGACTCCCATCAAAGGTATACGCATCAGAACGAGCCTCGTAGAGCGCCCCCGTACTATGACTGCCGTAAAGATGCCGGTTAAAGGCAAACGTAAAGCAGGACGCGGGATACCGGTCCACCGCCCCTGTAACCGGATTCAGACTGCCGAGTTGTGCCCACAGCCCCGTCACCATATCCAGTCGCCAGGTCGCATTGGCAGTTGGAAAGGTAATGGTGTATTGCCAATGGCCCTGCCACAGCTCGCCCCATGCCACCGCATCCTCTACCGTACTATAGCCCTGAATAATCGTTTCAATCGGATGCGTACTCACCCGTTGCGGGTTATACCCGGACACCTGCACCACAATAGGGGCTCCCTGATCCGTATTACTCAGCCAGCAGGCGGTTTCCCCAAGCCGGGCCACCGAGTTAATCGCCGTCGTCCCCTGATGCAAAAACGTGCCCTGCACCCTGGCAAACGGCGCATCGGGATCACCACTTGGCACAAAGATTTCGGTAGACGTTTTACCAATCGCCCAGTATTCCCGGTGCATGACCAGTTGCGTCACGAGCTGATCTGGCGAGCCTTCCGCACTCGAGAAGTTGAGCGCGTCCAGGTCCGTTGACAGAAGATCGGTCCAGCCAAACTGCTGAGAGTTGGGATGCACAAAGACAAAATAGCCGTCAAGAAAATCGACCTTGCTGGCACCGGGGAAATCGGGGTCCGTCACCCGCGTAAAGCTATTGGTAGCCATATCCAAGACCCAGCCTTCATAATGGTCGGCCAAAAACAGATGCCGCCCATTATCGGCCATGCTGATGGGATTCGCCGACGACGTAATGCTGCCCCGCACCACGCCCGCGCCATTCGCAAATAACTCAAAGAACTGATTCCCCTGGATACCAAACAAACGTCCATTACTGGCGGTATACAGCACCCGCATGCCGCCCGCTGCGGCAATCGTCACAAAGCGCACCAGTCCTGGCGTGCCGAGAAGCTGTACTGGCGTCTTCCCTTGCTTATCCTCTACTATTTCACAATAACCGTTCAATAGGTACAAATCGCCCGGTCTCAACTTGCGTGCAGCTTGGCCTATGAAAGTTAAGCGCGCCATGCTATACTGCTCCTGGCATAGCTAGGGAGGTACACCCGAACGCAGGATACTCACACCTGCTGCTATGCCCTACCCTGTGAGCCAGACTTACTTGGTGAGGAGTAAGCCGATGGAAGAGATCTGGAAACCCATACCCCTGTTCTATCTTTACGGTATATATGAAGCCAGTAATCATGGTCGCATCCGCCGTATACGTACCTTCGCAGGACTATCTAAAACACAAGTTGACACCATCGTTCAAGCATGCAAACAAGGAAAATCTATTAGATCTCTGGCTGCAATGTTTCATGTTGATATTGAAAGCATTACCCGCATCATGCGTCTTCATGACCAACCCTATGCCATCCTGAAACCATGGCTTAATTATGGGTATCTTCATATCAAGCTCTCAGTACAAGGCAAAGTCTCTAGATACAGTGTGGCAGAACTTGTCCTAAGCGCCTTTGACCAGCCACGCCCTCCCGATATGACCGTGAACCATAAAAACGGTATACGCAATGACAACAGAGCAGAAAACCTCGAATGGCTATCACTCATGGACAACCACCGCCATGCACGAGAAGTACTTAACAGTCCCATAGCTTGCGATATAGGCGAAAGAAACAACCATGCCAAGCTAAAACCAGCCGATATACCTGTTATCCGTAACCTTCGTGCAAGCGGCTTCACCTACAGAAGAATTGCTGCACTCTATGATGTTGACGCAAGCAACATAGGCTACATCATTACCAAGAAAACATGGAAGCACATCCCATAATCAGGCTCTCCCGCTCATCCACCTGTTCCAAAAAGTAAACATGCTGCCGCCTTCCCCCGTTACCCCTACGAGGTCCGTCTGCATCCTCGGCACCCGCACATTCATGCGCTGGACATTTTCTTTGGCTTCACTCGCCAGTGCCGTAATGTCGGGTCTGAGGGTCCCGGCGTACTCGGTCGAAAGATCCACCGCCAACTGAAACTCCAGGAGCCGTTGATAGCCAGGCGCCAGCGTCAGCACACTGTCGAGGGTTACAGCACTATCCCAGGGACGCCAGAGGTAGAGGATCACATTGGCAGAAAGCGTCGGCGTCGGATAGATAAACACCCGCCCCAGGGGGACAGCCGGCTCATACCACACATCCATCGGCATACTGGTGCTCATGGGAATGGAGCGCAGAGCCTGGTAATCGTCATGGTTGTGGAGCAGGTTGAGCGGATATTCCATCAGTGACACCGGCTCCTGCCACCAGACATTTTCTATCTGCACGGGTCGCTTCACCCCAGCTCCATAGAGCGGCGTTGTGTTCCATACACCTCCAGGCCCGAGCGTATACGTCCCGACACCGTTTGTCAGGGCAAACGTCTGCCGATCAATGACATAGACGAGGAGTCCTTCCAGGCTCCAGGCATCCACCATCGAATTCAGCACCCGCAAACCGCCCATGGCCTGTGCCGCCGTCGCGGTTTCCCCTTCCGCCAGCACACCGAGCTTCAGGAGCGCGGTCGTCACAAGGTCACGGGCTGTTGGCATCGGTGTCTCCTTCCCAGCTCAGCTTATACATGCCACAGGCACAGCGTGGCTCTCCCCGAGCGGTGTAACAGGTCACATGCGCACAACAATGTTTCAACCATGGCGCGTCGGATACCACGATTAAGCCTCGGCCTTCATGCATTACCTGGATCCTTCTGACAGTCGCCCCACGCGCCTTGATTGCTCCACCCTTCGCTTCCGTAGTGTGTCAGACGCACTTTCCGCGTTGCCGCGACCTTCACCTCCAGCGCTGCCAGTTGCCGCGACCAATCCCAGTCCTCGCTCATGGTGCGGGCTTCAAAGCGCTGATCGTCATGGTGCACAATCTCATCGACAAAGCGCCACACCACGCGCTCAGGCCACCGCGTGGTAAACTGGCACACGAAGCATCCACTATTCACCAGTAACGGCATATCGACTCTGACCTTGAGGCCAGGTTGCAGCACATCGGCCACGTCATAGGCCGTAAACGTCTCCGGGAGTTGCATAACCTCGGTCATGGTGAGTCGCCGCACCTCGCCTGTCTGAGGATTCCATACCCCCGTCGAGGTCAGTCCGTGATGGTCTTTGATAGGCACAACAGCGGCCATGACATCAACGCCCAAACGCTCCTGCTCATCGATCAAGATAGTCAACCATCCGGCTTCGGGCGCCACATCACTATGCAACATGGCAAAATGCGTCCACCCATGCTGCTTGCGACTGTTCAGTGCGGCACACCAGAGCCTGTTCATGTTATGCGGCAACCGGCTATCGCTGCTGCGAAACAAAGCCACCGGGGTGTCTGCGCACCCAGCATACGCCGCCTGTACCGCCTCAAAATGCACCAGCCCATAGGTTGGGAAGGCGAGAAAAACCTTCCGCTCAGGCATAGGCTAAGCCCATATTCCCTGCCCC